TTGTAGTGTCATATCCAGAAAGAAATAATCACGCATTACAGCAGGCATTTAATGCTATGGGTTCAGAACCATTTGCGTGGTTAGAGCCTGATAGCATACCTCTAAAGGTTGGATGGCTTTATGCGCTTGAGCGAGAATATACGAAACTCGGAAAGCCAATAATGCTATCGTCAGATTCTCATCCACCTCACGATATGATTGGCGGGATCGGTGTGTATGGAGGTATTGCTAGGAAATTAATACCAAAGGGAATTGAAAGAGACGGATGGGATGGATGGATTATCAAGAATATAAAACCACTTGTTTCATTCACCAACCTAATACAGCACTCTTACGGAGATTACACGAATGGGTTAAATCCTCATATGTTTCCAAGAGATAGGAATATGATTAGAAGTGAATCAGTTATATTCCACCGAGATAAGTTTCAAGGACTTATTGTTTAACCATAAATAGCCTTAAACTTACTGAAGGCTTGCTTCCAGCCTTTAGAGTCAGACTTATTGTTAGGATTAAGAGCCTTTGTAGCTGTGCTGCTATCTAGGTTAAGCCTCTCTCTAGCCAAGGCGAGTAGTCCCATCCCCGCATCTGCAATGTCAGGAGATATGCCGAATCTTTGCTTCATCTCAGACTTAGGCAGAACCTTGATGCGTAGGGCGAGATTCTTTTCTCCGTTAGGATCAAGTTTCCGCATACACATCTCTCGCATCAGATCGTCGCCGATACCTTTGACCTGACCAGTCCGCATATATTCCTTCGCAGAATACCAAATTTCAGAGACAGAGTTGACATACCTATCGTGAGACGGAGTTGGATCGTAAGCAGACACGGGTTTATCAGATGCCCTGCCACCGAATTGCAAGCCGTAAACATCCTTCGACCAAGCTACCGAGATAAAGTCACCTAGCGGTCCACCAGCACCAGACTTGTCGTAGCCTGCGTTTCTAGGCTGAACCCCCCTAGCCAAACATTCATTACGGAACCATTGCACTACCTGTTGCGATCTTGTCATGGACTGGTCTGTGACATCTTCTTGGAAGATAAGATACTCGTCATACTCCAGCCCCTTGTATCCATGTGGCTCCGCGAGTTTACCAACAGTCCCGAAGTAGAGAACCGTTCTATCACCGCCATTTGTGAATGACGGATCAAGGAACGCAACCTTAACCTTCTCGTTATCCAGCCATACAGCCTTATCAGTTGCCTTAGAATTTAGTATCTCTATTTCTGAGTAAATCTGGTCGGTAATGCCTGCTGGACACCAGAATCCACGATACATCCTCCAGAACGATGCGGTATTCTTAGCCTCCTCTGGAATCTTCTCAAAGTCTGCCGGACCTTCCATCCAAGAATAAATCTTCTTCTTGGCAATCATGTTCGGATTCTTGACACCATCGAAGTGCAAGCAGACTCCACGAACCGTATCCCACTGATCGTCTTCAACAGTAATTGACTCCCAGCCATCTTTAGGCTTGGCGAACTTACCGAATGCGTCCACATACGAAGCAGGATTTGAGATTCCGATGAACTGGAAGCGTTCGCAACCTTTGGACAAGTTGAAGAACGCAACCTCGGTGATAGCCTCAGATAGCTCTGAAAGCTCGTCAGCAACGAAGATAACATTCTTGTTGTGGATACCCTGCATCTTACCTGTAGCGTCACGCTCCTTCTTCTTCTCGCCGGGAATAAGGACGATGCCAGATAGGTCAGACCGTTTGCCATCTTTCGCTACAAAGCTGATCTTATTCTCTGAATCCACCAGTTTACCGGGTAAGCCTAACTGCTCGCAGACTCCCCAGTATTTCGTGATCTTACCCCAGATACGCTGCTTTGATGCCTTGATCGTAGTGGAGGTAGCTAGGACCGTTGTATTCTCAGGATCGGCTAGGTAATTCACGATAGCCCAGATTGCGTAAGCCTCCGACTTACCACAGCCGCCGGAACCAGCGATAGCTAGGTATTCGTGATCGCAGGCTGCTCGTATCATTCGTTCTGCCCAAGGATGCCAGATAAAATTAACCGCTGCCTTGCTATCCTTCTCAGGCCAAAGAGCGATAGCAATCCGCTTGAAGTGATGGAATATATCGTATCCTCCTGTGTCTTTCGGAATCCTGCCCTTAATCTTTTCACGGAACATCGCAAGCTCGATAGCTATTTGATGTGTTCCTTTTTTCCAGTTGAACCCGTATAAATGAAGATAACCCTCGATTGGATCACCGTAAATTGGTGCTGAAGTCATTCCTGTTTATTTTACAAAAATATAAAACTCTTTCAATTATTTCTTGCAAATAAGTCATCTTATAGTAATCTTGATTTAGTGATGAACATACTTGGCGATTTTCTTTTCAAGAAAACAAACGCAGAACTTTATATTGACGAGCATCGTCCGTCCGTTGTATTTGATGTAATTGTTAGACCAGAAGATTATGTCAATGGAACAAACAATCACCCTACAAAGTCTCCTCTTGCTTTGGCTCTGCAAAGGTCACTTGACGGAACTTCGTATCGGGTGGAAAGAGCGGGTCTTAAAGCTCTCGTTATTTCTCGCGGTATTTACCAGTTTGCTTTCTTTATGCCTCGGCGGGTGTGGAGGAAGGTAAGTTGCCTAGAGTTCGGAGATAATACGCCATCCTCACCTATCAAGTTCACTGCTGAATTTGAGATGATTTTTTAATTCTATGAAGCTAGTTATACCTGTATCCAAGCATGACCGTCATTTGATCCCAAACTTTGTCAAATGCATAGATAAATTTCCAATAGGAACTGAGCATGATCTTTTGATTATAGGCTCCAAGGAAAATGAAGAAGTCATCCTAGATTTCAAGAAGCAGATAAAACATCTGTTCGACTCCTCAGAAGCTCACATAATTGAAGACACGATGCTAGGCTGGCCGATGTCTTGTAACTTCTATTTCCAGCAGGCTTGCGCTCACATTCGTAAGGATGAGAATACAGATGCTTTCTTTTGGTTTGAATTAGACACGGTTCCGATTGCTGAAAACTGGCTTGATCTTATTTCGTTTGAATACTACGCAGACACAACTAGGGCGGTTAAAGAAAAGCGTGATCCTATGATTTACATGGGAGCAAAGGAGCGGGTGTATGAAGGCAGGAATGGCGAGCTAGTTCCTGAGTCAGTAGCTGGCCACAAGATGGCGCAGGTTGGAGTGTATTCCACAGAAATATGCGATGCACCTGTATTGAACTCCCTTTCTATGACGACTCGCCACTGGACGCATGTAATCCAATGGTATGTCGTTAAGGAGTTAAAGCATTCTCCTATGATTCAAAATAACTGGCGAACAAAAAATTATCGCTATTCTAACGGACAAATAGTATGTGATTCGGTAGCCAATTTAGCTTGGGATGTTCATTGGAACAAAGCCGTAAATGAGGATGCAGTTCTCGTTCATGGATGTAAAGATGACTCACTTGTTAAGTTGTTGTTGAACAATAATAGCAATGAGGATATGAAAGTTGTAAAGAACTTGACAGTTGAAGAGGCTACAGAGCTTGCTGATGAGATTGAAGATAAGGTTGAATCTGAATCTGAAATCGAAAGAAAGTTTAAGATTTATCAGAAGCGGGTAGCCAACTTAAAGTTCTTCCAAAAGAAAACCCCACAGGAAGACAATAAATGAGCGATAGACTAGAAACACTTTCAGCTAGCGGGAAGCCTCCGGTATCCCGCATTAAAGACGCTAAATCAGCCTATGAGATTTGGGAGACTCTACGACGAGCGGATGCCGTCTCGGCATTTGACCGTAGCAAGATTGATGCTGCATACGACAACGAAAGACCTTACGACGAACGCGCCCTCATCAATGCTGGGCAATCTTATCGGGTTAATGTATCGTGGGGCTTTGCAAAGCAAGTATTGGATACTGCGCTTGCTGGTTATGTAGATGTCATCAATGCACCGCAGACATTCTTCCGTTGCCCTACACTTTACGGAACTCAAACTGAGCGTGATGAACTTGAGCAAGTTGTAGCCCAAGAGGTAACGGCAGCTATCCGTTCTTGGCGTAACTTCTTCCCGACCTACCTCAAACTCTGTAATAGCTTCATCAAACATGGAGTTGGTATTGCTTTGTTCAACGATGAATGGGATTGGCGTTGGAAGGCTACGGATATGTCCGACTTTAAGATTCCCCGAAAGACGGAGATTGGTCAGGACAACATTGATGTAGCTGCCTGCCTGCGATTCTACAGCCCTACACAGCTTTATCAGTTGATTAAGGACGAGGAGACAGCAAGGATAAATGGATTCAACATCGAGGCTTGCCGCAGGGCTATCATCTCATCTGTAAATAATAACAATAATTATTACAACTTCCGACAGTATGACTGGGAAAAGCTGGAGATGGAACTTCGCAACAATGATCTGTTCTTCACGACTCAAGCTGCGAACCAGCAGTCCATTCGCGTTGTCCACCTGTGGGTAACTGAGTTCGACAATCGTGTGTCGCACTACATGATTAACGACGACAACGGAGTGCAAGACTTTTTGTTTAAGAAGATCGGTAGATTTGAGAATGCCTACCAAGCCTACAC